CGTCTTACCTCAACCAATATCCGCCGGTCCTTGACTTCCTTCCGGGCATTATTGCAAAGCTTATAACCTTCCTTGTCGTCAACATCTGAGACTTTCAAAGCGAGGTAATCCTTTTTGATTTGCTCGAGGTATGCATCCGTTACTGAGTACGTCACTAAATCATTTACATTTTTTTCCATGGCAATCTCCTATGTGTAATTTTTAATGTGTTCATCATAAAAAGGTTGCGAATCAATCTCGAAAAACTCAAGCATGAACTGAGAAATCTTCTCCATAAATTCCCCGAATTCAACTTTGTTTAGAGTGGTCGATGTGGCCTCTTCCACAGCCTTGAATCCATCCTTTGTCATAACCTTTTCGGCGAGGAAATGCTGTTTCAGGTTCAGGTGCAAAGCCTCCGCGCAGAAATGGCCTTGCTCCTTCAATCCGGCATGATTGATAAGCCAGTCGTAATACACCCACAAGAAAGCGTTCTGCGATAAGCTTCTTTTTGCGCCCCATTTCAGACTGACGCTTTCGCCTTCCCGTGGCATTTTCCCGTTGAGAACTAGGAGAGTCATAAATTTTCCATCTTTGAATTTTGATTTATGGACCTTCCCTTTTACCACCGCCATATAGCACCGCCTTTGCGTCTGTGGTGCCTATTCCTCTTTGCGACGTTTTCAGACAATTCAATAAATTGACAATTACCCGAATCGTAATTCCCATCATTGTCCTTTCTGTCGATGCTCGGTTTCTTTAAAAGGTATGCCTTGTCTCTGAGCCATAAAGCTCTCAATTCTTCTTTTGTTATTTTGAATTTTATCCCTCTCCCTCCGTATCTTGGATATCTTTCATTTTTTTTATTTTGACACCTACCCCGAGCCGCATAATAATGACTTTCATACGGATGTTTTTCACGCCATTCATTTGATGCTTTTCTGGAATACGCCTTATTTTTTTTTCTCCAATTAGCGACCGAATCTCTTGTCTTCCCTCTATTTTCCTCAGCCCATTTCCTGGAATATCCCTTATTTTTTTTTCTCCATTCAATTTGATAAAGTTTTCGCTTTTCTTTATTTTTTGAAATATATTTTCTTACCCACTCCATTCTCTTTTTTTTATCTTTGAATGGCACAACCATACCTCAACTTTTTACTTTATTTTCGTAACAACTGTTTCAAGATCCTTGCAGAACGAATCGAGCGCGACCTGCAGCTTCATGATGAATTCGACGTCAGGCGTTACCCTGACGATCAATGGCTTCATGCTACCATAATAGCTAATGAAGTCGCACCACTTCCGGCCGGTGACGAATAGCTGCCCCTGGACCTGCTGGAAATATTCGAGTGGCAACTTGTTGTCGAGAAGATAGCCGACATGCGTCGAAATGATCGGGCATTTGATTTCGATCACGCCATCGTCGCCGACCAGACCATCGGGACTACAAGACATTTTCTTTTTCGCGTCCCGGTAGCAGATACCCACCTGCCGGATATCGACGCTGTGGGTCAATTCGTAAAACTCGCGCGCTTCCTGTTCAAGTTCGATTCCGCGCTGCATCGCTGCATTTTGATAGCCTTCCTCTTTGATTCCAGTGATCCGTTCCCCGGCCAACTGGTAAAGATACTTTTTGGCCTGCTTTGACGGCTCACCTTTGGTTGTGATTATTTTATCGAAGCCGGAAGCTGTGGGGATCCCGGCGCGCGCTGCGAACCACTCAGGACTCATTTGGATTAAATCAACAATTACCATCATTATTTTTTCTCCTTCGTTTTGAATAAGTTAATTGCCTTTTGGTATGCGGCTTGTGGCATTTCCTCAATGCTTGGAATCCCCATATATTTTAGGAATTTTTCTTCGCTTGCATTCAGCGACGCAATGTAATCACGGATCGTGCCAACCTGCGCATTGTCGATTACTTTCGGTGCGGCCGCGGGTTCGGATCCTACGCCGTCGTCCTCATGATCGCCAGCGGCAAGGCCGGTCAAAGCTGTGAGCGTGTATCTTTGCAAATACGTGATCGTGCTTCCGATGGCCTGTATGGAGTTTTTAGAGCCGGACGTGTCAGCCTGGGCGGTAAGCGTTGTCTCTTCGCTGTGGCCCTGCTTGTGCGTGATCTTGCAGGTTACAGTAATGCCACCGTTTTGCTTTGTGTCCCATGCGGCAGACAAGCCCTGGGCGCTCAAGCCCTCGTTGATCTTGTCGCAGATATTCGCGAGGGAGGCGTGCTTGAATGCGGCTTTCCCGGCGCCGAAGTTCACGGCCTTGTCCTTGACTATCTTCGGAGGGTTTTCCTTGAATTTCGCCATCGCCTGAACGTAGGCTTTCCTTGCTTCGGTGTTTTCCCAGCGCTCCTGCAGGTTCATGACCTTTTCAAGTTTGTCGAGATCCGTATTGCAAGTCACGGCAAGATGAATCAAGTCGGCGGGTGTCTTTCCTTGAATTTCGGTCGGTTCTGCTTTGGTGATTTCGGTTTCTTGTACCATGATTTTAACCTCTCTCGGTTATCGTTTGAAGCCAGCCTTCATCGGTGAATATATCAAGGGATGACTTCATTTCTTTAGGATCTGTGATTAAACATCGTGTAAGGTAGGCCGAACACTTCGGACAAACGAACGGCTTTCCTGGTGCTGGTTCCGGGATGCTATCGCCTAAAATCATAAACTTGATTTCTATTTCATGGCCGTGGAAATTTTCACTTACCACAAATAGATAATCTTTACATTTAGGACAGACGATGATCGTCCCGGCCCTGATCATCTTGGTACTCGCTTTAGAGCGCGCTTCTTGTTTCCTTTACCGCGCGTTCGCATGTACTCTTTTTTGTATTTGCGATATAGGATCTTATTGTAAAGGCCGTATTGCTCATTCGTCCGATACAAATTAAGGACTATACCCTCTAACCTGGAAAGCCGTTGTTCAATATTCGGCGTAAGGTTATCCCTCAAAATTTGCCGATAGAAAAACGCGGCAAGTTTCGCGGACTTCGTGTTACCGAGTGGCGGGACTTTCTTCATCATTACGGAGCCCTCCGTTTTTTGCCAAAAAATACCGTACATTTTTCAGCCAGTTACGGTTCAGGTTCGTCGGATCATTAGCAACACCTATCGGAGCATACCTTCGCGCGAGAAATTCAAGGTACGGTCCATCTGCCCCGGCCCTCTGCCAGCGCGTCCAGTTTTTTCGGACGGTGTTATAGCAAATCTTCCGGCAATCGTCGAATCCCTCACATGGGACCGATAGGATTCCGAAAGGTTTCCTGGCAAGGACTCCGCCCTCCGCGAGATAAATCGAGTCAACCACGGCATCGAAATACTGAGGCGTCCCGGCGAAAGCGGATCCGCAGATCATCATCGCCGACAGCGCGGTAACGACGACCTTGAGTTTCAGTTTCTTTTTGATCACCTGTTTCAATTCCGAAACCTGAAAGAAGTTCCGTCCTCTTTTCTTCTGCCGCTTTATTCGCCCGAGCCGAACCATAGTCTTGAACCATTGCATCGAGCGTTTGTACTTGTGATCCTCTAAAAATTTGACGGCCTCGTGAGCCATCAACCAGTCATTTTTCATTTCATCCACCTCCCTTTTGATTTACCATTATACCTTATCGGCCATTATCCGCAAGCGCTTAATTTGTTTGTTTCGCAATTCTCGCAGATGCTTCCGGGCCGTCCAGCGCGATACCTGCCCGCGCCTTCATTTATACCGGCGCCGCAATACGAGCAGCGTTCCTGATAAGCTGGCATCCCGGCTTCGCAATCCGGGCAAAGGTAATAGCCCGAATCCCCGTCCGCTTGGGATTCGACTTCCTTCCAGCGCTTATGCTTTTCGCAAAATGATCTGTAATGTTCGGCCGTCATTTGGCGCCTTCCTTTAGCATGGAATCAGCTTGCTGGAATGACCATATAGACCTAAGGTCTGCTTGGTCCTGTGGGCTTAGCTTCTGAAACCATTCATCCTTTGGATCTTCAAGAGCTTTCAACGCCTGCCCCGCGTACCATTGCCGGAGCGTCATGCCACTAGCCCCATCATCACTTTCATATCCATTTTCATCAACCATACGACTCCTCGGAAACGCTGGACCGCTTTTATCCATTGTCTTTTCCTTTCTCGTAGAGGTACATTCCGGATCTAAAAAGCCCAGCAAGTTGTATTCCAGGCAAATGAATGATGAACGCCGCAGGGCATCGCTTCTTCCAAGCCGCAGACTTTGGAACATGTACTGCTTTCTTGCAGAATACTGCGTCGCGTAAATCTTCAAGGTTTTTAATTCGCTTCCGTCTTGGCATGGCCGTTCCCTCTCATTCGGTTGTGGCGCTTGTGGTCGCGTGGATAGTACACACGGCAAAGCGCGGTTAAGAAATTCTCACGAGGCCGGAGCGAGAATACCCTTTCGGATCTCTCGAATTCTACGACGCGGCCACGGCGTGTTTTGAATGCGGTTTTCATTTCGTCACCTATTTTGAAAAGCGCGGAGAAAAGAAATTCGTCAATGAGCCCGTTTCTCGGTCGAGATTCCTTTTTATTCCAGCGGCATCGTGAAGCAAGTCGTTAGCGCTTGCCTCAAGTAACGCTTTTAGTTTAAGAGGGTTTCCGTTCAAATGGCAGGCGGTCAAGTCCATGCTTATATCAAGCAAGTCGGCACCGATCGCTATACCGCAAACTCTCCGCGCTATGGCGTGGATTAGTATTGTATCTTCGGCACATGCTTCAAGCATCGGCCGCGTTGTGATCTTTTCCATTTCAGCACTTCCTTTCGGTTACTTTCTTTATCGGCATTCCTCATTCGGTGCTTAACCTATAAAGTATATTACCCGACCGGAGGTAAAAGCGCAAGGATTATCTTTCGCCGTAAGTCTATACGTTACAAAGGCTTATAAAGACCATAGTAAAAGTCCAGAAAGATAAATAAAGTTATCGACTTTCCTGGCCGAAGGTATATAATGCAAATCGAGGAAACATTGTCATGACGACAACAAACGGAATACCAGCAAATCCTACTCTTAAAGCCATCCCTAAAAGGGCTCCGTCTGTTTGTGCGGCGTCAAGGCGCGTCCCGCGTCTGCCCGGAGGGGATGGCCTCTTTTGCGAGGTGATAAATGTCAAAGATCCGAGGTAAGTTTGCACCGTTATTTGAAGAGTTAGGAAACGACCCGCGATGGATTGTCGAATGCACAGACTTCGAAAAGATGGTCTATATGATGATCCTTTACACGATTTACATGAACAACAATTTAGCGCCGCTGGACCCGAGGTACTACCAGGTACGATACGGTGTCAGAGCACGTACAGGACAGCTACAGCACGCCTTCGATACACTCACGAAACGCTTTCCCAAGCTAAAGTGTACTGGAAGCGGTAATAACAAAAAGCTAAGTCTTTTAAATTACGTGGCTTATAAAAACGGGGTTGCACCGAAGCCGCCCCTAGATGTAGAAGTAGATAAAGAAGTAAACGTAGATAAAGATAAAGAAGTAAATAAAGACTTAAAAGATCCGGCGTCGCCGGACTCTTTACCTCAAGAGCCAAAAAGCGAACAGCCAAAGGCCGAAGATCCCAGGCGCGTTGACCTCTCAAATATCCCGGTTCTGGATCTGAACGAAGCAGCAAAGCACAGGATTTATAATAAAATGCTTTTCATTTTCAATCAAAGGGGATGGTGCCGTGATTCGGACTTCGTGAAGGAGATCTTCTCGGTATGCGCTGGCCGTGTGAATGGGGAAACGGTCACGCAGACATTCCCATATTTCCAAAGTGTATGCTCGAAATACATTAACGAAAATGCAGACCTGATTTGTGAGGCATCAAAAGGTCGGGAGCAAACGGCCAGGAGGCGGCGAAATGGTTACTAAAATTAAAGACATAGTAAAAGGACAATTAGGGCAAAGCTCAAATGATTTTATGAAAATTCACAGGGAAGGGCAAACGCTCTCGGATACGTTGCTGGCAATATATCTCCGAGCGATGGAGTCGGACATTTTCAATGGTTACAAATTTCAGCCAAAGCCATCGCGCCCGATCGAACTGGCCGAAGCCTTCAAGAAATACGATGCCACAAAAGGGCAATCTCCATCGGCGAGATCAGAAATGTATCGGAAAATGCTTACGAATCATCCAGGATATTTCAAGCGCCGGGAAGAAGTCGAGTTCGCGAACCGATCAAATAAGAAGTTCCTTCAAGAAATGAATACTTTCTTCACTGAAAAAGGGATGTGGGGGAATCAACGGCGAGTCGCGGATCTGCTGTCTGAGTTCGATCGGCCTGAGTTCGTTGAGGAAATGCTTTAATTTTGAAGTGTGACCGCTGGGATCGCGGGGGTGGTCTTGGCTGTCACTTTAACCGGAGGTAGCAAGATATGGATATAGCGGAAAAGTGGAAAGAGTTATTTGCAATTCGGATAGCCTATCAGGAATTGATTGCCCTTCGGATCCGGGAAGTGAATTTACCGGATAGCGAAAAGACCCTAAAAAATGAGGAATTCCTTGACGAAGAAGATACCCTTAACAAACGAGGAACGAATATCCGCGAGAATTTGGGGATTTTGGCAATATCGGAAGCGCTGATCT